ATAGTGTCACCACTATCTCCTAACTGAACTGTACCACAATTTGTTCTTGGACTAATTTTATTTACTTTTACTTCACTCATAATTTACCTATTGATATTTGTACCTTATTATAACAATTCCGCTACCGCCAGATTCACCACATCCATTACAATTACCTCCTGATGCACCACCTCCACCACCAGTATTAGCTGTACCAGAAGTCATTGATTGAACACTATTTGTTCCACCATTTCCTCCACCACCAGTTCCACCAGTTCCTGGAACTTCAGTAGATCCAGCTCCTCCTCCACCAGCATAGGCTGTAGGTGTTGCTGAAATAGAAGTTGTTGCACCTGCTCCACCACAACCAACTGAAACAGGATTAGTAGATGGACCAGAAGGATTGGATTCAGTTCCAACAGCAGTTGCTCCACCACCGCCACCACCTCCTCTAAAAGTAAGATTATCTGTTCCTGAAGTTCCACCAGTATTACCTTGAGGTGGACTTACAGGAGGTGTGTTACCTGTTCCACCAGGAGCTCTAGTTGTGCCATCACTCTGATTACCTCCACCACCTGAACCACCAGATATACCACTTTGATTTGGTAAAGAACCACCACCTCCTCCTCCTGCGGATGTGATTGTTGAAAAAATAGAATTACTTCCACTACCACCATTTGTACCTGGTCTTACACCACCTGTACCTCCGCCACCAACTGTTATTGGATAAGCTGTTTCTGTAACTGTAATAGCTGTTCCACCAGGATTACCATTAAGTGGACTAGCTGTATAACAATCCGAAGGTCCTTTATACTCTCTAAAACCACCTGCTCCACCTCCACCACCATGTTCTACTCCACCTCCTCCACCACCTGCAACTACCATATAAGAAACTACATTATCTGAAGCACATTGTGCTGCAGCTGAAACAGAAAAAGTACCAGGTGAAGTGAATGTATGAATTTTATAATTTCCAGAAGTTGTAACTGTTCCACCTGTTGCTTCTATGTATATAGATGCCGAAACTGATTGTGTTGAATCATTAACTGTCTGCCAACCTCTTGTTGCATCTACATATACTAAAGTAATTGATTGATTAGAATCTGATAAAATTGCATCTAGTGTTATTCCACCAATATTTGAACCATTTCTTCCGATTGTAACAGTATTAGTTCCCCATGTTCCTGCATAATCTTGTAGAGCAACAATATCTCCAGCACTTGGTGTTGCTGGCATAGTAACTGTGATAGCTCCTGATGTCGTATTAACAAAATACCCTGTTCCACTCACTGCTGTGAATGATGCTGTTTTAGCTGTGGTATCCCAGTCTACTGTTCCTGTTCTACCGAATCCTGTTTGACTTGCACCGCATGCAAGAGTAATGGTATCGCCACTTGCACCAAGTGTAATGGTTGAACCACATTTGTTAGCGATGTTAGCACCGCATTGATTTTGAATATTATTTACTTTAATTGTACTTGCCATAATTATCGATATTTATACCTTATTATTACTATACCTGAACCGCCTGATCCACTTGTGTTACAAGTACTTGATCCAGATTTTCCACCACCACCGCCACCAGTGTTAGCTGTTCCATTTTCGCCACCATAATATACTTCAGGTGGACCTGGATTATATCCACCTCCTGCTCCACCACCACCTTGTCCTCCAGTAGCATTTGTAGGAAAAGATGGAAAACTATAACAACCACCGCCGCCACCACCAGCATAATAAGTAGCACTTCCATTAATTGAAGTTTGAACACCATCTCCACCATTACCTGCATTAGCACCTTGAGGTGGTTCTCCTGGAGTTCCTACTACACCAGCACCACCGCCTCCACCACCAGTTTGAAAACAACCTCCACTTGGGTTTGGATTTCCAGTTCCTCCATTATTTCCTTGAGGTGGACTAACTGGAGGGGTATTACCAGAACCACCTATTCCTGGACCATTGGTATCTCCACCACCTCCTCCTCCAGATCCACCTGGTGAACCTGTTGTGCATGCTGGTACACTAGGATTATATTCTCCAGCTAACCCACCACCTGCTGATGTTATTGTTGAAAAAACTGAATTAGAACCATTAGAACCTTTACAAGCTAAAGCTGGTCCGCCACCAGTACCTCCACCACCAACTGTAATTGGAAAAGCTGTTGCTGTAACTGTTATAGGACCTGCTCCATCTAAAGGACTTGCAGTATAAGGTGTAACTGGAGATTTGTCTTCTCTAAATCCACCTGCACCTCCACCACCTGATCTCCAACTTGAACCACCTCCACCACCGCCAGCTACAACCATATATGAAACTTCATTATTTGCTGAACAACCTGCTATTTGTGAAACACAAAATGTACCAGGACTTGTAAAAGTATGAATTTTACAATCTCCACATGTGGTTATTGTTCCACCTGTAGCCACAACAAAATTTTCACCAGAAGATGTATCTGTAGATTCATTAGTTACTAACCAACCTTGAGTTCCATCCACATATATAAAAGTTTTAGAAGTTCCATTTAAATCATAAACTATACTAGCAGCTCCATCTCCACCAATGTTTGATCCATTAGGAGCTACTGTTAAATTGTTTGTTGCAAAAGTATATGCATAATCTTTAAAACTTACAATATCTCCAGCCGAAGGTGTAGCAGGTAAAGTCATTGTCACAGCACCAGATGTAGTATTTACAAAATACCCATTACCACTTACAGCAGTAAAACTAGCAGTCTTTGCTGTAGTGTCCCAATCAACAGTTCCAGTTCTTCCAAAACCAGATTGAGTTGCACCACAAGCTAATTGAATAGTATCCCCAGATTGACCAATCGTTAATGTTGATCCGCATTGTGATGATATTTGATTAACTTCTATTTTACTCATTAAATAATTACCAATGTTCCTGTTACTGTTACAGTTTGAGTAAAGGTAACTGGACCTGCAAGAACTGCAGATTCAATAACCATATTTTTGTTATCAATAACTTGAGCATGAGTATAAATACTTTCTGCTCCTGGTTTATTACCAAAATAAATTATACTATATAAACTATCCATTTGTTCTCCTTATGCACTAATTGAATCAACAACACTAACCCAAACATCAGCAGATGTAGCAGTGTCAGATTGTACTTTTAAAACATCTGTATTCTGCATCACAAATTTAGCACCACCAGAAACAAGTTCAACTGCACTTGAAGGTGGGATGCTTAAATCTTTTGCAATATATCTGTCTGTAACTCCTGATTCAGAAATCCAAACTGATACTGTTATCGCTGAAGTTAATATGTTAGCAATTCTTACTCCAATTACCGCATCATTAGAATTTGCTGTAAATACTGTACTAGCACTGTTAGTTGCTTGTGTAGAGTATCTAGTAAAATCTTGTGCCATATTTTCTCCTTATAAAGCTATCGCCATAGCAACAGCAAATCCTGCTGAAGCCTTGTTATCTATTTGAGTTTGAATTGGATTTGTTACTCCATTAACATAACTCAATTCTGTATTACTTACATCACCATTTCCAATTTTACTAGCATTAATTGAATTGACTGCTAAAGAAATTGTACCTGATGAAGTAATTGGTGAACCAGTAACTGTAAATTCTGAAGAACCTGCGTCTGCAACTGCTACTGAAGTTACTGTACCTGTGAATGATGGTTGTACTTGTGAAAATACGATATTAACACTTCCAATAGATCCACTATTGTCGGTTGTACAAAGAAAGATTTTATCTGCATTTGAAGTACCTTCTTGAACAATTGCTAGTTGTCCAGCTAATTCTTCAACTGTATCAAAATTAGGATCTCTACTTGCAGTACCTGATGCTACAACAATATAAATACCATTTTCTGTTTGGTCAGTTTGATCTTTAACTAAAACTTTATTTCCAGTTGCTAAAGTAACACCATCTAAAGTATCACCATTTTGTAAGTCTGCAGTTAAATCAATATTTGCAGTTGTAGCAACTCTAGTAATAATTCTTGTTTTTAATCCTGCAACTAAATCATCAACATAAGTTTTTGTAGTTACATCTGAACCAGAAGAAGGTGCAGACATTCCAGTAATTGCACCACCAGTAATATTAACATTGTTTGCAGCTTGAGTTGCAATAGTACCTAAACCTAAATTAGTTCTTGCAGTAGATGCTGAAGTTAAATCAGATAAGTTACTTGCTTTAACAAGTTTAGCATCTAATTGAGATTGAATTCCACTTGTTACACCACTTAGATAACCAAATTCTACATTTGCAACTGTACCATTATAAATTTTAGTAGCTTCAATAGCTGCACTAGCATTAATATCTGCATTAATAATAGTACCATCTAAAATTTTTGCTGAAGTAACACTTGAGTTTGCAAGTTTATCTGCTGTAACATTTCCATCTACAATATTAGAAGTTTGAACTGCATCAGTTGCTAGTTTAGCATTAGTAACATTTGCATCAGCTATTTTAGCTGTCGTTACATTTGAATCAGTTATTTTTGCAGTTGTAACAGAATTACTTGCAAGTTTTGCAGCAGTTACATTTGCGTCTAAAATTTTAGCAGTCGTAATATTTGAATCTGCAATTTTAGCAGTGGTTACATTAGAGTCTGCAATCTTAGCAGTAGTAATGTTTGAGTCTGCAACTTTTGCAGTAGTAACATTAGCATCAGCAATCTTTGCAGTCGTAACTGCACTGTCTGCTAATTTTACAGTTGTAACAGATCCATCTGCTAATGTAGCAGTTGTAATTACACCTGTAGGTATTGAAGTATTTGTTTTTGATATTGAACCAATATAAATATTTGTAATAGCTTCATTTGATAATGAACCACTATCCCAAGTTACATTAACTGTAGTGTCTGTTGAAAAAGTTGATGAACTAATTGTTCCATAAATTGTTCCAGGTGTTGGAGCAATTAATTTAATTCTTCTTCCTTCATGGTAAATTGCAGAAACATCTACACCAGCTATTGTGAATGAAGTAGCTGAAGCATAAGCACCAGTGTAAGCACCATCACCATCTCCATATTCAACCCATTGACTATCATTAAACCATTCTCTGGTATTAACCATTAATGCTCTGATTGCATTATTAAGTTGAGAAGGTAACATTCCTTCTGCAACAGAAATTCCATTTAATGTTGTGTTGTTTAAATTGGTTGTTGAATAATCTTTTATGCCTGACATTTAATCTCCCATGAACCAAGAAAAGGCTTTGTTATTTTCTTGATTTTTTTCGTTTATTAATGCGTTAATAGCTTCCTCAATTTGTCTTTGGAAAAACTCTTGAGTTTCAAAACTGTATCTAACATTATCTATATCAGTTTTATCTGTCATCGCAACCCTGATCTTGATGCAACTAAATCAATTCCTTGAGCATCTTTCCAAGCACCACCACTTGGTATTTTAACATTAATTTTAACATATCTACCAGATTGTCTTACTGGATTAATTCCTGTTGTATTCATACTAGAAACTGTTGACTCTGTAGGATTGTCTGCCAATCTATCTCTGGTACTTAAAGTCACTGTAGCTTCTGCATCTACAATAGGTCTTATACCTATTATATTTGATCTTAAACCTGGAAACAACTCTAATTCTCTAGTTTCTATTTCTCCTTCATTTCCAGTACCTGAGAAAATAGCAGCTTTATAGTTATTATCTATTGCACCTAATAATAATTGTCCACCATTCCAAAAATCAGTATCTAATGCAATATTAATACTATCTAAGTTTTGAGAGATAATATCCATTAATTCTACAGTGTAAGCTCCCACAAATTGTGAGAATATTGTACTAGCACTAGCATCTGCAGTTGACCATTTTTGAGTTGCATAATTATAGATTAAAACTTTATCACAAATACCAGTTGTATTCGCAGTGTCGGATGCACTTGGATATAACCATAATGCTAACTGATTGAATGGATCTACAGCAGCACATATTCTATCACTAAATGCTTTGTTTAAATCTGTGTCAAAAAATCTATTAACTTTTTCTGCACCGATTGGAATTACTTGGTCGCCATTGATTTCAAAGAATCCATCGTCTGCATAAAAGAATACTCTACGATTATCTTGACAAA